TGATCGAGTTTTTCCTGTTTGTCCCAAAATTGACGTCAGGTCTCTTGTCCGATCTTCCACAATAGGTGCGCCAATCCTTCGAAGTGACGATCTTAAAATATTGGTATCATCTTCATTAAAAAAACCACCGAGGGTGGCCGACTCTTCAAGCCCTGCTAACTGTCGATTACTCAAATCCAAGAAAGGTTGTAGATTCTCTTGGGTGATATCAGAAAACTCGCGCAGTAAATCAGCATTAGCCTGCGCCGTGGATACACTGGCTTCAGCAGCACCTCTGCCTCCTAAATCAAGAATGTCAAGTACTTCTAGTCCCATTACGAATCTCCGTCGTAAGTCGTGTAGATGGCTTCGACAGCAACTTGGCCGCCTGTGACAGCATTGCCAAGTAGAAATTGACCGGCAGAAAGAACTACCGTAGTAAACGCAGAAGATTGAGTTTCATTAGCAGCCAATACAACGTTATCGATTCGTTCCGCCGCGGCACTGACTGCGTCTGCCGAAACGAACAAGTCAACTGTATCCCCGGCACCCAACTGATCATGCAGGTTGATAATCGTTACGGCCCATCTTCCACTCGTGGTGTTTTGCAATATCGTAAAATCAGCAGCGGTAGCAGCGATCAAGCCTGATGTATTATTGCCTTTAATTGACATGTGCTAATTGCTCCAAATCATCTATTCTACTGGATAATACGCGCTTGTTGGCAATTACAGATGATAGAGAGCCATCGATAACCGCAATCTGTTGACTATTATCATCTGCCAGTTGTGCATTATCCTTTATATTGCCTGATAGTATACGTGTTCGCGAGGAGACATGCTGTAAAAAGGAATCAATGAGCGCAACCTGTTGACCATTATCCTCTGTCGCTTTGACTATTCGTGAAAGGTCAGTCTTTAGTTTATTGTTTTGACTTTCGTTAAGCGCTAACTGCTGGACAACATCATTCGTGGATATGAACTCATTGACAACATTAGCCAACTCATCAAGGAACTCTTGAAACTGACGGTTAGCAACTAACTTTGTATCGCCTAACGCACCACGCTGCTGAACAATAATAGCATCGCCATGCTTCGGGTTTGAGGCACTCACTTAATCCCCTCCGTTTATGAGTAGACCCTGTACGCTAAAATTAACGTCAGCGGTCGTTCTAAGCCTAACTCCACAATATGATTCAAATACACCCACACCACCATACCATGCCATTTGCTGCTGGGTTTTACCTTGTTTGCCTAAACTTCTAGGGACTTGAGGGCCATAAGTCTGACTGTCTTTGCTGACTTGTAAACTTATAGTGCCCTCTGTGGCTGTTGTCCCGGTAATACATTTTAAAAATATATTGTCGATTGGAAAGTAAGTATCAGAATCAGCTTTAACAAAGGTTTCAATAACCCTTTCAATTTTGGCGCCGAACTCAGTGATTGAAATACTCAACTTACCAATAGCGGAGCTCGTCGCGCTTCCAGTGATATATTTACCGTAGGAGAATGTCAGAAATTTAACATCCCAGGTCTGATGTACATTTAAACCATCAATGCCTGTTTGAAGATATGACCAGCCGGCACCGTAAAAGAGAAACGTATCCCTCGCCAGCCTGAAGGCGACCATATCCACACCTTTCCATGTAAACCGTAGAGAAGTACAGGCCTCCAGTTCTGCTTTGGTGTATTCGTTGTTCAAAACTTCGTCGATGAAAGGGATTGATATCTTAGGGGCATCACCGGCGCTCATGGCATGAAAGGCATATGATCCATCCCGATCCTTTCCTAAGAACACAAACGTATCTCTATAGATCGCCCTGGCAGCAACATAACCGGTCTCTATTGCAGCACCATCAACACGAATAAATGGGTTGTCAGTCGGCCCAGTATCCCTAAAGACCTCAAAGGAATTAACACCCCCTACATACAAATCATTTCTCAGATTAACAATGCCGGTATTTTTATCGGGGAGAAATTCAGCATCGAAGAAATTCAGCGCAGGGATATCTGAAGGCGAATTAACATCAGTAAAAAATAATGTCCCGCCATCTTCAGGGACAAATACAAAACGCTGATTAATAGAGGCGACATCAATGGAAGGCTTAAAGTCTGGGTCGGTTATTTGGGAAAGTCCAGAAGATGGCTCGAATACATAACCGTTACCCCCTTTAACAATGATAATTAGGGCTATGAAGCTCTTAGACATAACACAGTCAGCCGTACCATCAATTGTCCCTATCGTCGTTGTAGCGCCTGTCTCGCTGATTTTTATTAAGTTGGTACCTGATACTTGATAGTGTTCGTCCTGAAAGTCGATGGACGCTCGACAAGTAGAGATACCCGTAGCAAATGCATCAATGCCAGGAGTCTTTAGGATGGTGTTGTCGCCGGGATTAAAGAGGTTGGTTAACGATTCTTGCAACTCCGGAATATCAGAATCCCCGGTTAACCCTGTTGGCAGCGGTACTTGCTGGCCCATGGCTTATGTATCCTCTTCCCATGTAAAGGTTGCTTGCATATCGCCACCCGCCCCGCTCGCTGCTAATGCCGCTATTGTAAATGTCGCGCCGGGGAATAAAATTGTGTCTTGATTGATGGTTTGATTAAGTCGGATTATTTGAGGCGCACCTGCCTCAATCGTTAATGATCCAATCTCTGTGCCACCGCTAACGCTAACAAAATCTCTAGCAACTTCCATTACTGATGATGATTTATTAATATATTCAAAATCCAAATCACCGGCAAAAGAAGGATTCACCAGAAATACAAAAAAAGTTGATTTGTTTGCTTGGGACGATGTGGCAATTAAGTTGGGGAATACTTCTACACGATTAACTTTACCGCCAAATGTTATTCTGTTTCTGAAGGTAATAATATTTGTCAGGGTAGTTCCAACCGCGAATTGATTATTTCGTGCGGATCTAGGTTGGTTGTTTCTTCGTGTTTTGCCTTCAATAAAAGCACCTGCGGAACTGCCAGAAACCGTTAAATTAGAGGTATTGCCGAGATTCTGCGCAAGCCAGCCAAGTCTGAATGTAGGATTAGTAACATTTGGAGTGGTGTTTAAATTTGCCAGCTTTATTTGATGGACTAATATTAATGCGCCTGTACTATTATCCTCAATAAAAAAGTTTATCGCACCGAAATTTGAATTGACCTGTACTTGATAGAGATTGCCTTTTGTTGGGTCTAATATCTCTGCACCAGATCCTCCGAGCCTCGTGTTGACATTCCAACTAGTCTGTGGGGTAAATGTGATCGTAACACTTACCCCAGCCTCTTGTTGAACCCATGCAGCAACAGCGGTTGAACTGGAGAAGGAGAAAGACCCTTGCACGCCAGACAGAAGCGATTGAGCAACCACCTGATCATTGTTAGATGTGAAGCTATAGTTAGGGACTTGAGCTTGTAGGCTGTTAGTAATTTCAAAAGCGTTGTGCTGAACTGTTCCGCTCGTCAATGGAACGGTGAATGGAGTACCCGCTATATTAATCGTAGCGTTTTCTGAACCCGATGCTGGAGTAGTAATCGTTAGCTCCTGAACCTCACTCACGCCATCGCGGGCATAAGCGATCCCAAACGTGGCACCTAAAAAAGCAAATACATACGAGTTTTCCGATGTTATCAAGCCCGCTGCTTGTTGACTATTAGCCGCGCCTGGAGAGAATACAGCATCAAAACTTACTATCGTTCCTTGGCCAGCGCGTGATCCTATTTGGCGTAACGTTAAAATGCTTGCAAGACCAGTTGATGACGCACCTGTTTGACAGGTAAATTTATTATCGACAACTGTATTAGTACCCAATCCGGCGCTGTCTGTTACCGTTAAAACCTGGCCCAACAAACCATACTGCGCGCTAATTTGAGAAATGGGCGATCCTTGCTCGACTTTCAATTCATCGAAAGCTGTTTTCTGATCCGGAATCCCTGGAATAAAGGTCATTTGATCCACCATGTAACACCATCACTCTTAATAGTGAAGCTGGTGTACTGAGTTGTTGTAGTTATTGTTGTGTTGCCATCGATAGTCTCTGATCCATCAGGATCTAATATCATTGAACTAAGCGTGGCATCTATTTTTTTAACGGTGAATTCTTGTTCAAATGCTTCGGAGGCGGCCGGCAAACTAACCGTAATCGGTCCAGTTGTCGCGTCAACTAATATCATTCCATCAGTCAAAAGCGCCGTAGTGTTAGCGGTTACTGTACGGATGTTATTGCCGGGTATAATTAAATTCTTAAGGTTGAGAAAAGTAATCCCTTTAGCGACATCACCCGAAGCGGGGCCAGTAGGAATAATATCACCGTCTTTCAGCGTATCAACGAGCGATAGAACTTGTATTCTGGTGGTAGACCTGGACATATTATGTACCTAAGCTCGTATTGCTATCACTACCGACTGTATCAACTTCAGGAAAGAAGCGTTTAGTTCTTGGGCCCAGATTATTGCCCTGACCGATCGGCATACTTGAGGGCATTGATTGCTCTGGCCATAAACCGAAGGCTGCTTTCATCTGTCGATAGTAAAGCTTCTGATCTTTGCGTAAGTCAGGAGAGGCTCTGACCTTGGCTATCTTCTGGCCGGATATCGCAAGGGAGGCCATTAAACAATCTTCTACTGATTCAGGGTTGCCAAGCTCATCAGCGGGAACACTGGGAATAGTAATGCCTAGTGCGATGTTTGCGGCTGCCCACCGGTTTAATAAACGGATCAGAGCACTAAAGAACTCTTCCTCTAAGAATGCATCCGAGGGACTGAGCTCGTTAACAATGCCCAAGTCTAACAATGCGCCCCGAACGATAACGGCACCAGTAGCCATCTATTCACCTTCTCTCGCTATAACAGCTTCATAGTACGCCTTGAGTTTAGCAAAGCCGCCGATATCTTTGTGATAGGTACGCCGGTCGATAGTCTTACTATAATCTTCTTCAAGCACTTTGATCATGCTTTCATATTCGGCATCTTCCTCGGCGGGCGATACGAGTTTTAACTCTTCTTCCTCGCTCTGAACGAGAACCTGTTCGCCTTCATGTTCGATATATTTGGGGTATTCGGAAAATATTACGGGCATTGTAAGCTCCATTGAAAGGGTTGTTTATGCTTCCGCATTGTATCTTTTATTGATTCGTAGTGCCAACCTTACAGCTTAATACAAAAAAGGGGCCGTTAAGCCCCTTCGTCCATTACGATTAAATTGCTTAAGGTGTCTGAGATCCAAGCAGAATGCCGCACTTGATCGGATCACGGACTGTCACACCGAAGAAGGTTGTCACTCTCCACTCAGTACTGAAGTCAGCAATAGCACCCTGTTTAGCCACAACGACATTCAAGCCTAACTCTGTGGTTTCATTCATCAAGATCATGCCGCCCAAATCATTCTCGGAACCTACGACCGGCGCTACGTTGATAGAGATAGCGTCGTTCTCCCAAAAGACATTGGTTTGTGCAGTGTCGAAGTTGATGAAGGTCAATACACCCGCGCCAGGAGCAGCATTGGTTACGTTGGCATAATCTGCCTGCGCTTGCGTTGCTGTAGTGGTGGGTGATGCAGTAACAGGGATGATGGGAGGACTAATAGTCATATTAGTGGCATCAACGACGGCCGTTACTGTAAAGGTTCGTAAATTACCCGTATCGTTCTTGTTCTGCAATGAGACAGCGTTAACAGTCGCGATGGTGAACTTATCACCAGGGACTACGCCAGCTGTACTTGCAACCACAAGATTCATAACACGGTTGTCTACGTTAGTAGGATCGCCACTCGCATCAGTGGTATTACCAACAGGGATGAAAGACTGCGCACCGGTCACTGTAGTGGATGCCAGTACAGCACCTGCTTTAGTGGGAGTGAACGAAGTCTTAAAGGTCTCAAAGCCAGCAATTTGAGCAATACGTGCCTTCTCATAAGCCGTCTCTGAAATTGATCCTGTGTTGATACTACGCGATGCAACCTGTAGGTCAGTCGCCATGCGGTTATAATCAGCCGCACTTAACAACATGGTTTTAGGCGATATCTGATTTACGTCTTGCTCTGTAAATCGTGTTTCAACATCAGCAACGTTAGCAAAGCCTGATAATGCTGTTGTGCTTGATACCAATTGTGATCCTTGGATACTGATCGCACTGGCAACCGCACGGTTGATACGATTGTCAAGAGCCTGCATTGCTGACCGCATCTTACGGCTAAGCTCAGAACCGTCCAATGTATCTGAGTTGGTGAGTTTAAAGGGTACGCTGGCAAATGTGCTACCGCGGTGAGGGACGGCTAGTGCTGTGATCTCGTTGAAATTAGAGATGTTCAACCCGTCAACTGTGGT